CTGGCTGTCGTAAATCTTGGGCATCATGTCGAGCATGACGCGGCCGGCGTGTTCCAACGAATGCTCTAGGTTGTCGGTGAAGTGGAACGTGGCCTGGTTGCCTTGCTCAACACGGGCACCGATCGCAACGCCGCTCGTCTCGTTGCTCTTATTTCCCAACGCAGCATCATAAATGCCGGTCGTGGCCTTCATGTCGTCAGCCAACATCTGCGCCATCTGGATCAAGCCCGTAGGCAGCGGCGGCGGCGCTATGCGGGTCGGCTGTCCTCCGGGCACGTCCTTGTCTGGATCATAAAGTAGATACGGCGTTGACGAGGTGTTGGCGTTGTCCCACAGCGAGCGATATTTCCCGATCTGCTTTGGCGTTGCCAGATAGGGCGATTTGGGCTGCTGGCCTAAACTTTCAGCGGCCACAGACATGAAATAGTTATGAAGTTGCTGCGGCTCACGCTGGAACCTGATGAGCCCATGGCGATAGACGCCTTGCTCAAGCGGCACTTCTGCGCCTATGACCGGAATAATCGGAATCCAGCGGCAGGGGCACTCATACGTCTCTTCGAGGATGTCATCACCAGATACAAGCGTCATCGTAACTTTGTGGGTCTTGCTCTGCCTGGTCCCGACAATAAGTCCCATCTCTTGCAACATGCGGAGCTGCTTCTTCGGCATGTCCGTGATGTTGACGACTTCTCCGGTCTTCAGCTTGGCAATGGTAATGGGAACTTCGGTGCGCTTCCAGTATTCCGCAACGCGCACGGTGTCGGTTGATCCCCAGGTGATACCGGATGAATTGGTGCCTGTCTCTGGAGGGCTCTCGATGCTGTTCTGGCTCTTGTCGGGCCACTTCTTCTTGAAGCTATCGCGCGGCCAAATCTCGCTGACAAGGCAATAGCCCATATTCGAGCGCGCCGGCTCTAAGTCGGACGGATCTGGAAACACAGACAATGGATTGAAAATGCGCTTGATCATAATTTCCTGATCGAAGCTCTCTTCATCCTTGTAGTCTGTCACAATGCGAAACCAGCCAATTCCGCACGCAACCATGTGCTCAACGGCACCGGCGTATACGTGCGAGGCTGACGAGTTGTATTGAATCTGACGGAATAGGCCGTTGGCAATTTCAGCCATATCGCTGTCGTCATCGCCGTCGGGTTCAACCTTGATCGTCGGCATGTTCTGCCGGATCGGGTTCGACACCTGGCGCAAAAACTGGCCAGATCGGTTGATCGTGATCATAGGGCGGCGACCACGTTCGGCGCGGGCTGCATCGGTCCAGTGAAAGCCGGCCACAAAGCGCAGATCTTCCATTGCCTCGCGACGGTTGTCGCGGTCAAATTCAGAACTGACGGCAAGCGCCTCGCGGGCTTCCTTAACGATGTCTTCCATTAATCGGCATCGTCCTTTTTGGGCGGCGTATAGCCGATGATCCTGTAAAGCTGGCCAAGCGGGCCCTTCTTGGGTTCACCGCCCGGGTTGAACTTCGCGCCTTCCCGAACATTCATAATGGGAATGATGCCCTGAGATGTTTCAGCCGTGGCGATGATCTTGCGCTCTTCGATCCATGAGCGGTCGTTCTCGATGTCGTACATATGCCAAACGACAACGCGCGCCCCGTCTCTCACTTCAATCTTGGCGTTGGGATGAGCTAGCATCAGCGTTTGCAGAGCGGCCTCGCTAATCTCTTTCAAACGCCCATCCAATGACCGCTAGAGTTTCCAATGTTTCCGAAGTTCCAATCGGTCTGCGTTAGCTGGCTCATATCAATGCCAAACGTCAGCGCCGAAGCGTCGCCAAGGTCTGGCGAGAAGGTCAGCCGCTCTTTGATGTGCTCTTTCGGCTCCAACAGAAGCTGACCCGATGAGGTGAACCGCGTTGCGCCTGGCCCTCGGATCACGCTGCACAAGTCTCCCTGCAAGTCGTCTTGGTCAGGGATTTGTACGCCCGCTGGATCTTCAAACCATTGCCGCATCAAATCCCACATCTCAGCCCGGCGATTTGCATAGCGGTCTGTGTCGTAGGCTTTCGCGCCGAAGTTCACGCCATCAACCAGATCGCCAAGCAGCTCTTTGAGCCGGTCATAAAGCCCAGCCCCGAGGCCCGTCGTGTCGATCACAACCTTTGTCGGCTTGATGTCCCTAACGATGCGAACAATCTCGCCAGCAGTTGCCATCAAATCGTTAGAGTCCAGCCGCTTGCAGATGTTCTGGCCCATTCTGCGGCCTTGCCGGTCGATAATACCCGTCTTGTCGCCACCGCCACGGGCTGGATCAACGCCTAGAATGATGGGGCCGTAACCTCCTGCATCACCCTTTCGAGCCTTGAGCACAACGGACGGCTCAATGAACGCTTGCGCGCCTGAAGTCTGAAATGCCTCGTCAGCGTTGGCTGGATATTCCTGCTTGAACTGCCAACAGGGCTCATCTGCCGTGCCGCCCGCAACGATCGCCAGGTCCCTATTCTTGACCCATGCCCAATAAAGCTGATCACGGGTTATCCCGTAAGACTTGGCGTAGTCGCTCCAGGCATCGCTAGGATTCCAATCGTCCGGCGCTTCCCTTATGTACTCTTCGTGCCAGAACCATGGAATGAAGATAGCTTCATACTCGCTGTCACCACGCTCTGCGGCTTTCCACTCAGCATAAAAAGCATTGCCGATGCCGTTGGCCGTGCTTTCGCGAATGTCCTCTGTGCCGTCCACGTTGGCGATAGCTTGACGGATGCCGGCAGAATGGTTCTGAGCATTAGGCCAGAACGCAACCTCTGAGCCGTGGAAAAGCTGGATCGTTTCAGAGCGGCCAACCTCTGCGCTGCCAGCCGTGGCGACTTTGTATCCGCTATCGAGCTTTGAGAATGACAGTTCCTTGGCATTGGCTTTGCCCGTTTCCGGCCTGAACATCTCAGGGCAAGATTCGTGAAACCGCTTTGCCATCCCGAATAGGTTATCGGACGCCGTATCGAGATGGGTTAGAATGAATGCGCGAAAGCCGAACTTATGGCTTATCTTCCAGTAGAAGCGCCCACCGATGTAAGTGCTGATACCAACCTGGCGGCCCTTAAGCACAAGCGCCCGAATCCGCCCTTTGGTTCTTAGCTGCTCTTCAAGGCGGCTGTGCAGGTAACGCTGGGAACGGTTGAGGCGGAAGTTATCGACATCGCCCGACTTGGTTCTGATCTTGAGGCAGGCTCTTGAGTAAGCCTCGAAGTCGTCTTTCAATCTGCGGCGAAGGGATAGCTCCCGCTCAGTGATATGCAGCGTCATTGGTTTCTACAGTTTCCACTGCGGTTTCCAATTCGCGCAACACGTCTTCATGTGAGACGTTCAGATTCATGTTTCCTTCGATAGACGATAGTCTGTGATGGACATAAGGCGCTGCCTCTTTGGCTGCTGCAAACCTGTCTTCAGGCTTCGCGTTCTCGTCTCTCAAGATATTGAGCATGTATTCAAGCGGCGTTAGGCCAGACGCTAAGATCTTTTCCCGCTGGACCTGCGTCACCTTGTTTATCGAGCCCTTCACCCGCCCGCCTGTTTTAAATCCCTTTGCCATATGCAACCTGTCTAAGTGTATCTAAATTAGATTTAGAGATGTAATTCAGCAACGCTTTTTCACCCTTCATTAAAAGGGCTCTGGCTGTGTAAACACGAAGCCCAATGGCTTCAATCTCGCGGTCTAATTTTGTCTTTGCGTCTCTCTGCTTTTCACATCTTGAGCCATTCCCGCCAGCGTGCTTGTTAAGCGGTGGCTTGTGCTCTGAAATAAGCTCTATCTCTTTTCTGTAGCTAGCTTTTTCTGATCTAAATCGTTCTAGGACTTCGCCATCAGCCTTGAACCTGCGAATTTGGTTCTGGAGCCTTCTGCCTGTTCCCTTTCCGATATAGAGAGTTTTACCTTCTGCATCAAAGATGCGGTAAACGTAAAAGCGCACTTAAATGCTCTTCAAAAGCCATCCAGCAACAGCGATCTCAAGACCACCGCCGCCGATTGGGATGTTGACACCAAAGAACTTCGCAAGCCCTGCCAGGATGAGAACTGTCCCGATAAGGCTGGCAATGGGTTTGATAGGCGCTAGGGCTTGGTTTAGGTCCACTTATGCGGCTCCTAGTGCGGGCTGGACTGCCGTTTTCATCTTCGCCAGCATTTCCTTGAGCTCCCGGATGGCGCGGTCGTCGGAAATGGACACATGGTTGTGCAGCACGCCGCCGGAAGGCTGCGAAGCGCCCGTCGCAACGATCTTTGGCTTCAACGGCGAGACGGACACCGGCTCATCGGTCTTGATTCCGAAGAAGGCGAAAAAGAACGCCGTCGTCGGCAGCATGGTGGCGCCAAGCGCGATGAAGAAGCCGATGACGATATCGGTTACCGTCAGCGTCACGTCGTCAGGATTGAGCGCGTCCTTGGCGTCGGTGCCGGTTCCAAGCAGATAGATTTTGCCCATCCAGTCTGTTTGCGCGGAGGCCGCCGAGAACCCGGCCTTCACGGTGACGGCCTTTTCGGTCTTGCCGTCCAGAATGCGCTGCGTGGCTTCGATGCGCTTGGAGAGGTCTTCGACCTTTTCGGCCGTGGCGATGCGGGCTTCCAAGTTGGCCTTGTCTTCCATGAGGACGAGGCACTTGCGCTTGCAGCCGCCACGGCGGGTTTCCAGCTCGATCTTCTTGTCTGCTGCTTCCAGGCTGGCGCGCAGGCCGTCCGCCGTCACCGTCGCGGTCCAGGCGTTCTGCTGCTTCAAGTCGGTGAGCTGCTTGCGCCAGAAGGCGAGATTGGTTTTTTCGCTCTCCAGCGCGTCCTGAGTGTTCTTGTAGGCGGCGGTCTGAACGGTGGCCTCAAGGGTCGCCTTGTTGCGCATGCCGACCGTGTAGCCAAGGTGCGAGTAAAATTCGAGCGCGATGAAAAACACGCCAAGGATTCCGACGATGCGGGCCGGGCCGATAGCGCCGAACTCACGCAGGAAGCGCTTGGCCGGGAAAATGAAGGCG